ACGTTTAGCAATGTACTGGCAGACACTCTTGGTGCGCTTCGATATCGTGGACTACTGCCTCAAGAAGTTGCTGAAGCTCGGTCAAATATTATCGGGATTGGAGAGGGTGAGATTAAAGTTGCTCAAAACACTTTGAACGAACTGAACACAGTAATCGATGACATTACAAAAAATAACTCTGACTTCACGCGCACTCAGATACTGAACAACGTCGAGGCGTATCTTGATCCTTTGTCCAAAGGCAAGAATGTGGAGAAGGCACAACGTGAAGCACTCGACAACTTGCCGACTGAGATACAGCCAATCGTCAAGAAGATGCGAACACACATTGATGATCTATCGCGAAGCATTCTAGACAGTGACCTGATTAACCGTCTTAAAAACGAAATGCCTGTCAGTGCGAAGAAGCCAAAAGAAAACATCGGCGAAACACTGTCTCAAACAATTGAGAAAAACCTCAACACATACCTCCGAAAGAAGTTTCTTGTTCAGAGTGATCCGAACTACAAGATTTCCAAGGAGTCTATGGAAGAGGCGATCACTGCCTTTATGAAAAAAGACAATGAAGGCGACACACTGAGACTGTTAAAGGCATTGCACGCAGAAGACCCTAAGCTTTACACGAAAGCAAAGCTAGGCTTGAACGACGCAGGGGACGGGCTTCTAGGCAATACTGTCAGTAGAGATCAGGCCAAAATGGCCGCTGAAAAATTTGTCAAAGATCAACAGAAAAAGTTTATTGGTAAGGAAACAGAGGGCCGGGTTGCGATAGACCGTATCCGTGCAGGCATGTTCCTTGACCGTAAGCGTATGCCAGAGTATCAGCGCAAGCTATTAGGTGAGGTCCGTGATCCAGAAGAAGCGTATCTCAATACCATTGCTGATCTTGCAGAGTTTAAAGCAGTGGACGATTACTTTGGCAAGATTCGTTTGCTTGCAAATGATAAAAGCGGTGTAGGCCGCTTGTTTATTGAACCTGGATCCCAGGCCCCAGAAGGCTTCGTCAAGCTTGGTGAAGAAGGACTGCAAGACCTGAAGAGTATTGGTAAGTCTACCTACGGCTCCCTTGAAGGTTATCAGGTTCCAAAGCGTGTTTATAACGAACTGACCCGTGCATTGCGACAGGACACAGGTGTTGTCAGTAAAGCACTGATGTCTACTTACGCTGGCTTCTTACGGGCCAAAGGTTTTACTCAATACGGTAAGACTGTACTGTCCCCAATCACGCAGATTCGTAACGTGACTTCTGCTTCTCTATTTGCTCTTGCTCAAGGAAACGTGGGCCGAGGTGCGAACCTTTGGGAGTCCGTTGGTCTTGTGATGGATGACATCAAAAAAATCACCCCAGAAGCACAGCTCAGAGAGCTACAAGATATGCAGGCGCGTGGGGTCATTGGCACACAGGCAGAACTACAAGAAATTCGTCGCTTGATCAACGAAGGGGCGGCTGTCGGTACTCGGACCGTGGAACAGGGACGAGGGGTAGGTAAAGTTTTTGGTGAAAAGATTGCCCAGTCTCGAGGCGGAGACTTCTTACAGAGCGCAGGCAAAAAGATTGCGGGCGTTGGTCAGAAGGCGGAAGACTTCTATCAGGGCGGTGATAACATCTGGAAGATTTACAACTACAAGTTTGAGCAGTCCAAACTTCGTAATGCTTTGAACTCAATGGACGAAGCAGGGCGTACACAGTTTTTACGTCGTAGAGGCTTTGACAGTGCTGAAGAGTTTATAAAGGACGAGGCCGCTCGTATCGTTCGCAACACTGTACCGAACTATAACCTCGCGCCAGAGGTGATCAAGACGATTCGTAAGTTACCGATTGGTAACTTCATTGCCTTCCCGTATGAAATTTTACGGACAAGCGCAAACACCGTCGCTCGCGGCCTCGATGAGCTTGCATCAGAAGTTCCTGAGATTCAGAAGATTGGTATGCGTCGGTTGATGGGTGCCGCTGGCACATTCTCCATCTTCCCTGCCGCACTCAGTCAGTTTGCACACGAGACAAGCGGCGTATCTGAAGAAGAGATGGAAGCATACAAGCGGTCGGTTGCCGCTCCTTGGGAAAAGAACGCACGTTTGATTCCTACAGGACGAGACGAAAACGGCCTGCCAACATACATTAACTACAGCTACACCAACCCATACGACATGCTCGAGCGCGTGGTGCACGGTGCAATCAACAAGTTTGAAGAAGGCAAACTGCTCGGTAAGTCTGGTGCACAGGCTACAGCAGAAGCATCGTTTGAAGGTTTGTCAGAACTATTCAGTCCATTCCTTGAAGAAGCCATCATCACCGCCAAGGTTCGAGATGTGTTACCCGTTGTAGCGGCAGGTCGTGGTGGTCAGACTGTTACCGGTGCTCGGGTGTACAACCCGAACGAGTCGGTGGGTGACCAGCTTGCCAAGTCGTTTGTACACATCGCTGATGCACTGATCCCAAGTGCCGTGCCTGTCAACGTATCTGGTGGTGAGTTTGAGGCAGGGCGGTTTGTGCGTTCGTTTACTACAGCTACGGGCATGAATGAACTAACAGGCATTTCACCAAAGGACCGTCAAGCTCGAGAGCGTCAGTTTGCTGGTGAGATTACTCGTGCATTGACCGGTATTACTGAAAACGAAATCAACACTGATATGGCTGTTAAGTTTAAGGGCTATGAGTTCAGTGAAGCACGGCAGAATACATCAAACATCTTCAACCGGATTGCTCGACGGCCAAACCTGACAAGCTCAGAAGAACTATTGGATGCGTACACCCGCGCCAATGAAGCTCGGTTCCAGGCTTTCAACCGATTTTATCGCACTGTCGAGGACTTGCGGACGATGGGAATGAAAGACCGCGAAATTAAACGAGCACTAAGACAAGCCGGAGTCAGCGGAGTAAATAAACTTCTTCGCGGGCAGTACGAGCCGTTAAAAATCTCTAGCACTGTACGCAAAGAAATGCGACGCAACGGGACGTTTGACCTACTTCCTCGAGACCAGATCAGAGAGATATACAACCAACAGCGTGACCGTCAGTTTGGTGAAGCCGCACCAGAGGCACCGACTGAAGCACCATCTACCGGTATTCGATTGGGTGCTCCAGCAACCGAGGCCCCTGCACCATCTACCGGTATTCGATTAGGAGCACCTGTTGCCCCTGCACCATCTACCGGTATCCGGTTAGGTGCTCCAGTTTCAAGTGCGACATCCCCAATACTTAACCCTGACCCAACAACCCGCGCCTTAGCGGAAGAACTGGAGAGACGAAGTGGATAAAGAAAGACTATTCTCACAGCTACGCCTACACGAAGGCGTTGAAACAAAACCATATAAGTGCACCGCCGGATACCTAACCATCGGCGTGGGACGCAACATCGAAGAACGTGGACTCTCGGACGATGAGATTGATTACATCCTTGGCAATGATGTTGACATTGCTACTTCTGAGCTTGCTAGTACATTCGCTTGGTTTAGCGGTCTTGATGACGTCCGTATGCGTGTCGTGGTTGATATGGTGTTCAACCTCGGTATGCCGCGCTTTAAGCAGTTCCAGAACATGATCGCCGCTATCGAAGCGGAAGATTGGTCAGAAGCTGCCGCGCAGATGATGGATTCCCGGTGGGCCAAACAGGTTGGGCAACGGGCCGAACGCCTACGCGACATGATGGAAACAGGCGAGGATTCGCCAGACTTTGGAGACTAAAATGAAGATCGATATGACTAGTGAAAAAGACGTGATGATGGGGGATAAGACCCGCACTCAAATGGAATGGGAATTGGTTCTTGTTTATGTGGCCCAAGATTACGCGTTTGGTAACGCTTGTAAAAAGGCTCAGGAAAACGTTGATTGGTTCTGTCAACAAAATTGTTTGTTTGACTACAATCCTCTGCCACATAATGAGGAAGAGGCGGCCTAAAAGCCGCCTTTAATCAACCGACCTCACCCCAGTTGTCCCCTAGCTCTTGGTCCACCTTACTCGGGACCCGGAGCGGGACACATGTCTCCATAATCTCCTTGATCTTCGACGCTTGCTCCTCGGAACTAATACTGAAACACAGTTCGTCGTGCACCGTGAGCAGCGGAGTCTGGCCCTCTTTGTAGCATTCAGCCATCGCTTTCTTTGTCTGATCTGCCGCTGACCCTTGGATCAGCTTGTTCAAAGCCTTGTATGTGAACGCTCTACGTATGCCGGGGCCATACTCTTTAATCGCTTCTTCGTGTTGCAACGGCTTGTTGTACCCAAAGCTGTTCGGTTCCCACATATCAAACCGGCACTTACGCCCTAACAATGTCCGGACTTGCCCGTGCTTTCCGGCGCGTGTTGCAACCTTATCTGCCAGCCCTTTCACGAAAGGTACTTTGTCGTGATAGGTTGCAAGTAATTCCTTAGCTTCTGCCTCTGAGATATCGAGCGTGTTAGCTAGCTTGCCTCGACCCATCCCGTACATAATCCCAAGGTTCACGGTCTTTGCTTCTTTTCGGCCAATGCCTGCCATGTCGGCAACCATCTGGTGGAAGTCCACATCACCAGTCTGGTACGCGTCAACACTCGCATCGACGTTAGGATCAGGATTACTGTCTGATAGCAACGAGCAGTAGTGGACCAATAACCTCGGCTCTTGGCTCGAGTAATCGAATGACCCCCACTTCTCTCCCTCTTCT